TTCTACCAAAATCGCCACCAATCCCCGCGTTGTACCAATCAAGATTCTGGTATGGCAGGTTCTGGTTATACGACCACCTGTCCATGTCAGCTTGCAATGCCTCGTTTGCCTGGTCTTTCACAATACCACCAGCACCGATAAGAGCATCGCCACCGTAGTAATTCTGTCTGCTTATCGTGGGTGCAATTGATGCCATCCGCAGTTGTCTGTCTCTTTCCTTTTGATAATTATCCCCGTAAATCTTCCCGGACAAGTCCATGAGATTCTCACCCATGATGTCCTGATGAATATTTGAACCATATCGCCCTTTCCCTGCAAACTGCGAGTCTATACTCCTCCGCGCCCTGTCTGCTGCTGTGTTGTAGGTTTGGTCAAGATACGGATTACTGTTCAGATATGTGCCACCGAGCGTGTCTCTCGCCTGTCTGTTAGCCGCTGCATCCACACCGTACCCACCAGACAGGGCTGCATTCTCTATCGAGCTGATACCAGCTTCCGTCTGTGGAGCCATCGGAGTGTATGTATTACCCCCATAGTAAGCCGGTCCACCTCTGTCATATAGCTGTCGCTGTTGGTTGAAACCATAATCAAGGTAAGGAGCCTGAACATCCCACGGAGTGCTGGTGGTGGTCGTTACCTCATTGGTGACGTCAGGATCAAATAATCCCATCTCAAAATCCCCCCTGTTGGAGTATGTTCATCATATTGTTTCTCTGTTCTGGTGTGTAGCCATTAAGCATTGGAAGCCTCGACCCAGATATTGGAAGCCTCGACTCGACAATATCAGCCAACCAAGGGAATGGTTCCGGCTGATACGGTTGAAACATTGTATTATCTGGCATATTTGGTCGAACTGGTGCTGATTGAGCATTACCGCCGCCACCAAAACCTTCTTGACCTCTACCAACTTGCGGCGGTCGAACTTGCGGTGGTGAGGGCTGTTCACCAAGAAAATCAAAATTAGTTGGAACTGTGCCACCTCTGGATGCGGCAATAGTGCCAATCCAATCTGCAAACGGAAGACCACTGTCTGCCTGACCATGTGCGCGCTGAAGAAAGGAAGTTATCTCTGGATCGAATCCACGCTCACCCCGTAATGCTGACGCTACATTGTCAGGAATATTACTTTCTGGTGCTGGTACACCGCCAACCCTCACAGCACCTCCGTCAACTGGTCTTGGTACACCTACACTCGGTGCTAGACCCGGACTTGTTTGTGGCTGATACCCATTCTCTGCTTGACGAGCTGCCCACTCCTCTGCTGTCATTGTGACTGACTCACCGTTTGGCCCAACATCGGAGATTGTCACCGTCATGCCGCCTGTCACTGGTGATCCTGGTACACCGTCAACTGGTGGGGGACCGACCCGTAGACCGGGTGACCCGCGACCCCTCACCGCACCTCCACCAACTGGTGATCCTGGTACACCCGCGCCCGGTGGTGGTCGTGTTGGGAGAGTTGCCAGTGAAGGATCACGGGTCATTCTTCGTGATCCTTCATTCTGTGTGTAATCCTTCGGAGCTGCAACACCTCGCGCCAATAATTCTGCTTGCTCGTTAACTGTCATGCCGGGAGTCCACTCACCACCTCTTTGCATGTACTGTCCAGGGTCTGGTGAATCAGGGATGCCGCCGCTTACCCAATCAGGCGCAACGTAATTTGAGCCGCCAGTAAGAACACCACCATCAGGACTACCACCAAGAGCGCCGCCCAGCACATTCGCACCGAAAAGCCCTGCTTGAGCGACCCTGCTCCAGTTTACTGTTCCATCGGGGTCCATGAAGGGTTTCTTGGCTGCGTCCGTTAATTTATCCCAGCGGCTACCTCCAGACCCTGGAGGAGCTGGATTACTGCCGGGAATACTATTAATTACATCGGCAGAATTAGGTCCGATACCTGCGAAAGCGTTATCAACTACATTCGTTACTGCATCATCAAGACCCGGCGTGCCAATATCAGGAACAGTTATCGAACCACCACCGCCAGGAAGACCAGTGACAAATTCACCGCCCAATTCAGTTGTCCCGGCAGGAATACCAGGCGAACCCGGTGTTAGCGGAAAGTCTGCACCCGTAATGTACCCCAATTCAGGTACTGCACTAAAACCAACATTTGACCCTGCTGGACTCAATCCCGCCCACATTGTATCGCCCAATCCCAGCACACCTTCTGCCGCAGCACTTATTCCAGGTGCGCCAAGATTAAACGCACCAGCACCTAAATCTAATGCCGACCCTAGCCCTTCGACAAATCCCGACCCTAGTCCACCGACTGCGGTATTAGCCGCACTCATTGTCGTTCCTGTCCCGAATGCGTTAGCGGCAATATCTGCGTTACTAAACCCCAAGCCTTCGCCAGCGGTCGTACTAAATTCACCTGCGGCACTCATCCCACCCCTTGCTGCCCAATCAGAAACAGTAGTGCCAATATCGTAAGCACCAGATGCCATCGCAGCATACTTCAAACCCTTACTTAACTTAGTCCAGAAATTACTCGCTAAATATTTTGATGGAACTGGAATATCAAGACCGGATGCGACTGAGGTTGCCGCTGCCATCCCTTCAGCTCCACCAGCTTGATCAATCTGGCTGCGTACCGCTGAACCACCGGAGTCGTATATAGACTGCACCTGATTCTTAACCGCCGCTTCAATAGCCCTGTCTGCCGTACCAAACCCGGTGCTGTCCTGACGGACTCCACCGAGGAATTGTGAATTAGTCTTGCTCTTGTCAGCTTCAAAACCTGTGTAGAAACCACCACCAATTGCGCCAGGTCTATCCCCTGCTACAACACCTATTGGCTGAGTCGCGTATGTCGCGCCCTCCTGTCCGTATATTCCGAGTCCCTTCAATGCAGTATTAACAGCAGCGATAGTCGCATCGAGCAAACCCTGACCATTGATCTTATGACCCTTGTCCAGTGTTTTGATTTCACCAACCTGTTGAGCAACACCGTCTACCACCTGATAAGTGCCTTGCAACCAGGGATAGTCAATATCTTTACCAATCGCACCGGCAAGCATTGACCCGGCTGTTAATCCTAATGTTAATGCGGACATTCAATATTATCCTGTTTTAATTTCACAATTACCACCAACCTTCCGTTAACTCGTATTCAATCACCAGGATATTCCCCGGTGTGAGTGTCTGACTTGAGCTAGAACCCAACAACAGCTCCGACCCATTAGGTGTGATAGTCACATTCTTGGCTGTCGCACCTGTATTTATAATTCTATACTTCATAAAATCCTCACCCGCAGGGAGGGTTACCGTCATAATTGTAAGAGTAGTATCACAATAGATAGTTCTGGCAGTTTTATCAGCAGTAAAATTTCCTGTTATCCTGAGTACACCGGAGTTTGGTATAACAGTATTTATTAGCGAATTAACTGCATCTGCTAAGTTACGTCTGTGCGTTTCCGGGTTATGGTGCTGTGTTGCAACGTGCTTGATTTTGCGCTGGCTCATCGATAGCTCGACTCCACTTGCTCAACATCAATACCTTGCGCGTGAGTAAAACCACCAACGGTATTGACTCTGAACCGATGATAGCGTGAGTCACTTCTTGCCGGTGCAATACCTGTTGAGCTATGCGGAGTCAATGCACTCCCATACGCAACAGCGTCATCCTGCAATTCTCTTGTGCCAATCTGAACTGTGAGAGTAGTAGCACCATCAACCAGAGGACGTACACCTGTAACCTGCGTTCTCTTCCCCGGATTAATCATCGCCTCTGCTGTTTCAATAATTGCACTTAATGCAGTGCCACCCAACACACCCTTTTTATGTGATGTATCGTAAATCGCTAACTGCAATGCGCCACCAACCCAGGCTCTTGAGTCAAGCGTAGGTGTTAGTGCGTCTATCGATGAGTTAACAGCGTCTAATCCCTCAAGCGTAAATCCCTGACCGAGTGCTTGGTAAATCCACTCAAGGTTAATCGCACCATGCGTCCATCGCTCAGTAAACCAGTTATAACAAATTATCTTGTCAGGTGTACCATCCGAGCTGGAAGTAGACGGGTAAATCCAAGAGACTATTGCACTTGTCGGGTCTGAGCCTCCGACTATCCGGTGCATGTATCTGTCATTCACATCAGCAAAGAAGGTCGCGTCTATCTTCTCCTTGCCAATGTACTTAATCTGGAATCCATCAACCAACTGCACGAATCCCTCTTGAGAGAGGAAATGCGTGTACCGACCCTCCTGGGTAATAGAATTTTTTGCTGGTGTTCCTACTCCTGGCAATACTTCCTCAATCTGGAAAATGCCCTGTCCAGAACCAACGTAAGTCA